ACAGAAGACACTAAAGAAGCTAACGACTTACAAAAGTAACTCGGTGCTTGTCACTCCAAGTCGACCCGTTGACTTCTTTGTGACTACATCTCAACGACATGGCTGCTTTTTCCTGACGCCTGCTAAGGCTGAAGCGAAGGCAGCCTTGTCTTCTATCTGTCACTTAGGTTCTCACTTCCCTGGATCTGTCAAAGATCTTGGAACGTACTGGATCTTACCCATCAAAGAATGTCAATTTATTGTCGACGTTCTCCTTTCCGCTCACTTTCACATCAAAGCTGATGCTATCTACAGAAAAACTGCTCCCACCAAGGAGTCCATTAGTTCCCAGCGATCATTTTCAAATAGTCAGCAAGGCTTACCCTGCCTCCAGAACTACTGACGGTCGTAAAGACAAGCTCAAGTTTGTTCGAGTTTTCGACCCAGAAGTTCATAGAAATGATCCAGACAAGAAAATTATCATCTTGATTCCTGACATCATCACAGACATGGCTGTTCTAGGAAAAATCTTCAAGAAATCCGAAACTGAATGGCATGACCATTATCAAGGACACGTTTGGGAGCCTGAAGAAATAGCACCTGCTTCTTCTACTGCCAGCTCAGTTCCTCCTGAAGAGGGATGGGGTGACCCAGACAACATCATCGAAACTCCACCTATTAGTTACTCTGCCGTGCCTCCTAAAACCAAATCATCTGTACAAAATTGCTACACCAAAGACGGTCGTGGCATGCTTCTGTACAAAACAGACGCCAAGTCTATTGCTTTACTAGCAGAACACTTTCAACTAGATACCACACTGATGCATAACATTGCTCAGCTAACCAATGCTCAACATGCAATTCAGTTTGCATTAGGAGTCAAAGAATCTCCAAGAGCAATGGATGCACAGAAGATTGCAGTTACTGCTTACATCAGATCTGGTCAGACCAGTGGTGGTCTACCAATTGACCAAGATTTAGTGGAGTCTGTCTCATGAAGAAAACTTTCAGGCTTACGTACAGCATCGTTCAAGATGGATTCCTCGATTTTGCTTCTCAATCACAAATGAAAGAGGCTTTAACTCAGTTAGAAGAAGGCGATTCTAGTATTGACGATGCCAGTAACTCAGCTCATTGGATGTCTAAAGCAGTCACTTACCACAAAAGGTATGACAGTGCAGAGGAATTCGAAACTAGTGTTATCACTGAGATCAATCACGAACCACTTAAAGAGTACTCATGAAACGATCCAAGTACGGACCACATGCTTATGCCTCTAGAGCTATAGATCTAGTCCCTTATCTTTCCTTTCATCATTGCACTAAGACATCATTCGGCGAAAGACGATGTGTCACGAAACATTACAAACCGAAATGGGACATGTACAACAAAGGAGAAGAAAGCGGCTGGGTTCTCTTTGCTAAAAGCGAACATGACCTACCTCCTTCAGAGCTTGCCAAGCTTGAAGAACTCTGCTTTCGTATAAAGGCATATGCTCTTGAGCAAGCAGAAAAGATGTTCTATCATCCTCCGTTAGACGAGGAGCTGCGGCTCAAGCTAAATCAACGTTATGGTCTATGACATCTTGGAAAGCTTACAGGTTCTCAATTACTTTCAGAGGCCGAAAGCCTTGGGTCAGTCTCAATAAGGTAACTCTTATTGAACATAAAAATGACTGGCCTCCCAAGCCTCCTTATCCAGCAACATTAGATTCCTATCACGCAATGGAGCAAGATTTATGAATGATATGAGATCTCCTCAAAAGATCTATATACTTAAACGCTTCTTAGAAAAACCAGATAAAAGTAGCATCGCCACTGTTGCTTCTTGTCTTTACTTCAAAGAAGCTTGCGAACTAATCAAGAAGTACCAGAAAGCAGATAAAAATGCTTGTTACTACTTCAGGAATAAACCATCCTCTTTCACTGCAGATCCACCATGTCTGACTTGAATACAGAATCCAAGAGAGTCATTTCATTTGCTTGCCTCATAGAAGCTGATGACAGCCAATGTCAAAGTGATGATTCATACGTTGCTTTCTTTATGAAACAACTTAAATCTGACATTGAAAACCGAGCTAAGTTTTACAAGCTCAAAATCCTTCATTGCGATTGGGGTTATATGGATCCCGACGCTAAGGATAATCTCCACTAAAAACTTCGACTTTTTACAAACAAATGCCAGCAGCAACAGAACTCCTTGCAGACATTGCAACTCTTGACGAGCCTCGGTTCCTTTACTATGCGGGTCTTCTCCCAGAGGAAATATCTGCTCTATTACTTAAGATAGAGAATGGTGTAATTAACGATAGAACCTGCAGAGAAATACAACCAGAGATTGACTCAGCAGTAAAGAAACTGAAAAGACTCGAAAAAAACTATGCCCCAGAAGACAGACTCAAGTTCTCCTAATTATTACTTCCGCGTCTCCTGTGAAGGAGAAATGATCTTAGATTTAGTCGCATACGATAAACCAGATGCTTGGAGCAAGTTCCTTTCTCGTTTATCCGAGTTAGGACTTGCTTCTGAAGATATCTATAAACGATACGACGGAAAAGAATTTAAGATCAGCAATATGAAAATCGATTCTTGGATTGATTGGTCAACTCCACCAGCAAAAACCTACGCTTATCTAACCGATGCCCAAAGAATACAAACGTAAAGGACCGCTCTTCAAAGTAGGAGACAGAGTCTATAAACAATCTGATGGATATCAAAGAGACAAAGCAAGACGACCTCCCATTTACGGACGCATCGTCGAGTACAAGCCTAAAGAAAATAGTATCGGTCGATTAACTCATTTCTATGATTGGTTACCTGATGGTTCTTCTGTTCCTGAACCAACAGTTCAACAACGCCTAACCTTAGTTAAAGAAGAGCCTAACTTATGAAATTTGTTGACAACGATTACAGTTTTAACGGCAAGACCCAGGCAACTAAAGAACGCTGGAAGATAGGGAGCCTACCATCGCTCCCTTCTATGTCTTTACTGACTATTGATTACGCTCATACTCCTCAAGAAGATAAGGAATACTGGGCTAAAAGAGAACTCAGTGAAGACTGTCTAATTAAGTCAACCTTGCATATTGGTACACGAGAGATACAATTAACTATCGGACAAAAGCAACAAGCGTCTAATGAAATCGTCCACCAAAAATCCCAAGCAAATTAAAGTTCAATTATCGGTGTCTCCAGCTATCAATCAACTTATAGATGCATGGTCAACAGCTTTAGGATGTCCTAAATCTCAAGTGCTTTATCTTCTCTTTAACAGAGGACTAGAAGAAGCTTTTGCAGGGCGAATGATTCCTGAAGCTGTTGAGGAGCTCTATCAAAAAACAACAAGAGCTGCATTAATGCAACCGGTAACGGAGCAGCAAGTACCAATTGTCACCGAGACTCCCAATCTTGCACATAATAACCCTGATCAGTTATGGGGAGCCGAGTTGTTAGATGCCAAGCTGGGTGCTATTAAAGCTACAGATCCCTTAAGTGATATTTCTTTCTCGGATCAATTTTCTCAATCCCCCTCATGAGTCACCCAGGAATTTCAACTCGTCTAAACGTTCTCAATAATCAAGAATGTTTTAGCATCATAGAAACTTGCAAGCCTTTCGTTGAGCCGTCAGAAATAGGGACACCAGACAGCTCTCACATAGTTGATACTAAAACTCGTAGCAGTAAAAGTGTAATGATCAGTCCTAGGGATCCTAGGTTCGATTCTATTCAACCGTTAATGCAAAAGACGGTCGAAGCTTTTATGATCTGTACTCAGACTTTCTTCCATTACCCAGTCACCCACGTAGAAGACATTCAATTCACTGAATACTTAGAAGGGGATTTTTATAATTGGCACATGGATGCTTCTCCTACAACCCCTAGATTTTCTTCTGCAAGTTTATGCTTATCAAACTTCGCAGAGTTTCAAGGAGGACAATTATCTTTCCGAGACATGATTGACCCAGAAACGGAAGGGGATGAACCACTTTCGATAAGAATACAGCAAGGAGAACTTGCTGTGTTTCCTTCTTTATTAGTACATTCAGTCAAACCTATAACGCAAGGAAAAAGATATGCTTTAGTTCTTTGGACTCCATATGTAGATGAAGAGATTCTACAAAAGGCTCAAGAAAAGTCCGAAGCACCTGTAATGACACAAGGTCACGATCCTATCGTGTTTTAATGAGAGAACCACCTCTTAAAATTTTGGTAGACAAAAAACCTTCTCATTGCTGGCACTGTGGCGACGAATTAATTTGGAATGCAACCCATGATTGCAAGCCAGAATACTTTGGTACTGATTTCGAATTCGATACGGTTGCAGTAGGCAATTGCAAAGGATGTTACGCCTTTGTCGAAATGTTTAGACCTAAAAGCGTGGCGGAAAAGGACGAGGATTTAAATAATCCCACTGCAACTCCCGATTCAATTCAAGAGTAATATCGCTTAACAAACGATTAATACTACGAGACATTCCTCTGTAGCCAGTACCAACATAAATTTGACCTGCTACGACTGCAGCTGTGGCTAATCCCCAGAAGATGTAGTAATAAGATGACTTAACTTGAGGCACAATTTCTTAAAGTTGCTTTTACCATCCAAGCAGACTTACTAAGATCTGTCATCAAGTCTGATAAATAATTAGAAACACCAAGTTCCCCGCACTGCTCTGCCATGCAATTCACTTTGCGAGACATATCAACTAAATCTTCAAGATTTTGATAATAAGTACTCAGTTGCTGCCTGGGATCATAAGAAGATACCCTTTGGAAGCAGTTCTGAGGAAGACTATCTCTTAATCCGCAGTCACACATAGGCATAAGATGATCCATTGCTCGAACTAATTCAGCCAATGTATCGAATTGTTCTAAGTGAGCTTCATACTGATCTTTTAAAAACTGATGTACTTCTAAAAAGTTAGCAGCTTCATAATTCAAATGAATCAAATGAGACTGAGTCTGCAATTCTTTGGCATAAGAAGCCAGAGACGTCAAGCTAGAACATAACTCTTCATAAGGAGACTTCACTTCCTCCTTGGTAGGTTCTGCAATCTGTAGCAAAATATGTTGCTCTTTCTTCGGGTTATCTAAAGGTGGCACTAGTTCCATGTTTAAGAAGCATACCTACATACTCTAATTACCTTGAAACCCCTTTGTTGGCAATGATTCTCAATAAGAGAATCTTTTTGTGGTGTCCCTTATCAGCTGTGCAAAAAGCAGCTACTGCTCAATGGCAGAACTAGCTTCACTAGAAACTCAAATAGATGTCAGTCCTCAAGGAGTGGTATCTAACCCTGTCCACCCTCAGAAGATCAAGCTTGTTGCAGATTCTTCACATCCTTACTGGGGATGTTTCTGCCTGTATCATCCAACTAATCCCAAAGCTTATGGAGATCCATTAATAGATGAATCTAATAACAGTGCTCTCCTATGTATGCTTACTGATCTGTATGTCAGCTTCTACGGTCAAGCTGGTCAAAAGGGTGAAACAAAATGGAAAGGCAATAGACCGTATGTCATAGCAGTTCTACAAACCCCTACTCCTGCTATTCGATATCAATTAGCCATGCCTGCATCTGGCTCTGGTTATGTATATCGTTCCTTCTTGGCTTACACGAAAGAACTTGACCTGAAGAATAGATCCGTCATACTTCAAGGTAAGCAAGGCAAAAGAGATGCAACATTCTGCGAATTCTTTGTCGACAATCAACCTGTCAGATTAGATACCCCACTAATCGACTCAGGTATTGCAGCAATGGAACAAGCAGTGAACAAATCAAGAGTCAATCTTGGACTTGCTCCTCAATTCACATCTATTTCTGGATCTATCGATGTCTGACACTTTTCCTGATGGAGTTACAACTGAACAGTTGGAAAAACTTTTAAAGGAAAAATATAAAAAACAAGGAATAACACCGCTTAGTGATGTGATTCCTGTTTTAGATTTCGGTAAAGCTGGTGGAGGCTTTAGAGATTTAACGCTTGTTGTAAAACAAATCGAAGACAAATCTCAGAATAAAACTTGTCCCATGCAACATATTGATTTAGCTCTATATTGCTTGGAACGACTTTACGCCTCCATAGAAACCAATACCGATGTCATAGATCTGCCACCAGAACTAATTGCTGAACTAGGAGCAGACATTACAGAAGCAGACAAAAAACTCGTTGCTTCTCAGATGAAACAATTCAAGCAGAACACTGCTGCTGTGATTTCAAAAGTTGTTGAACTGTATACACGTATGCAGACAGCAACAGTTATATCTCGACTCGGCTGTATAAGAAAACATCTACGTAAAACTGACCCTCATAACAAGATGTCAGACAAGGAAGTATTTAGTTACTTGCTTTACAGCGATGAATTGCTCAAATCATTGCAACTAGAAAGGAAAGACCTTCCTGGATTAGACCAAATTTAATTTTCTCACCATGACCTCAAAACTAAACAAAGAAGACGTCAAGATCTTTAGAGGATCTGCTGGCGCTGTTCACGACTGGCAAACACCAGAAGACATTCTGTCAATGATGGATTGCAACTTCGAAGTCGAAGTACGTCCGTATATTGATCATCTAGGTAATAAACACGATAAGTACAACTTCTGGCATCGATCAGACAGGAAAGATGTATCTTCTGTTTTAGGAATGTTCGGTTCGAGGGTTCCTATCCAACCTATTGATCACATTAAAACTTTCCAATACTTCATCGATCAATGTCCCAAAGAAATATCAATGGATGTATTTGGTTCGTTTGATCATGGAAAATCAATTTATATGGCCAGCAAGCTAACCGACAACAATGGAAAGCTATATGCAGGAGAAGATATTGGAATGGGAATCAGTTCACCTAGCAGTCCTAACTACATTCCTAAAGAGCAAAGAACTGACCAATGGTTAGTAGTTACTGATACTTACGGTAAAGTTGGTGCTCCTACCATTAACCTCTTAAGCGTTGAATGCATTTGCACTAATGGAATGTCCAGAAGGATGAATCAATACACTCGTAAGTTGCATCATCGAGGAGCCTTTGATTCAGATTTAGTTATCGATATCTTGTCTGAAACACTGAGAGAAGCTCATTGCTATGCAACCATGAAAGACAAAATGATCTCCACCCCTATATCCAATGACGAAGCGATGAATGTTATTAAGAAGTTCTCTCCAGACAAGTACGATCCTGAAACAAAAGAAAAGAAACGTAACAATAAAAGGCAATCTTTAACAAAGATATTTGAAGAAACTTTAATAGGTGCTGAACAAAACGATAGGCAAAATAACCTATGGAAGGTAATGAATACATTCACTCAATACCATTCCCACGCCTGCATTCACAGCACTAACAGGGAGAAGGCTCTCATGTCCAACCTAAATGGAATAAGATCAAAGGAGATCAGTCTAGTCAGACATGAACTCGAAGGATTATTAACCCTAGCCTAGGAATCTACGATGACTTCAGCTGCAGAATACGACTCTATGTCTTCTCATCGACGGAAACTTCTTTCTCTCTTTGAACATTTAGCACAAGAACCTTTACTACAATCCACTGGTCAGGAGGTACTGAACCAGCTGAAAAACCACGAACATCGCTATCCTCCTAAGAGAGGTGTCTCACACTTCAACTCAGAAAACCTACTAATGGGCTAATGGCAACACTCAACCTTACTGATCAGCAAGAGAAAGCCATGCTTTCCGTCTTAGATTCAGCCGAAAGATGGGCTGAATATTACTACAGTAGGGTTGAGCCTTTTATGTGGGGATGTAAGTACAGACCTGAGAAAGAAGGATGCGATCTTGGTGACGATTACTCAGAGAAACTAAGACAACAACAAAGATGTATAACAGAATTACATAAACAACTAAAGAAATGATTCTTGTTTACATCATCGTTGGACTACTCTTCTTTCTTCTTGGATGGGGAATGTATTTAACTATAGGCCCAGGTAAAGAAGAATTAAGAGATCCTATTTCAGAACACTCAAAAATGCACGAGCTAGGAATAGCTCATGGTCATAGCAATTTAAAGAAGAACTAATCCTTTTTAGCTTTTAATTTAGCAATCCAACCTTTAACGGTATCAATAGCCTTAGTCACATAAGGTTGTAGGAAAGCTATTAGCTTTTTGACATCTTCAATAAATAAATTCCACTCCTTAATAAAGAGTGACCATCTTGCCTTGATATCAGCAATGTACTCTTCACGAGTAATCAGTTTATGTTCAGGTTCAGTTGTCATTGTTAAGAAGCGAGTTTAATTGTAAATCTATCCTTCTGCCATTGTTCCATTCTGTCTTGTTGCTTAACCAGCTCCAAGCAATGAGAACATTGACAAGGTGGATTCTTAGGATGATTGCTCTTCGTTGTATTCACGAATAGCTTCCTTGATAGTGTTTTTGAAATTGTTTGACCACCAGTTCTTCCTTTTACTAGTGAAGTGATTATCTAATTTACACTTCAAATAGTAAATACCGACTAGCCAAACAGTAAAGAAAAAGCCATCTACATAGCTCATACTATTCCAGGCTTGAACTGCTCCGTCCATTAGAGGTATGCCTTCGAAATGTTAGTAGCAAAGCCTATCAAAGTAACACCAGCTGCTAAGACTGCTGCGGCTCCGATGACCCACTTCTCTACTACTTTTAACCTCTCACGTAATTCATCTTGCTTCTCTTCTAATCTTTCGATTTTTAAATCATGAACAACTAAGCGCGTCTCCTGAGACGCATCTAGAGTTAACGGTTCAGTCATGTCTTAGGTTGCGACTTATCGATTACTTTAACTCCATCTGTTGGTAAAATCTTTAATCCGTTCTCAACTCGAATTGTTTGGACATTACCTGCACTAAGCAGCATCTTTTCAATGTCACTCTTGGTCATAGGCTTATCATCCCCGTTAGCTTTATAAGTTCCATCACCTCTCTTTTTAGCTGTATCCAATCCGAAGCTAGCAAGAGCTCCGGTAAAAATACTGGCGACGAAAGTTATATCGCGAGGTTCTTGCTTACCTAGTCCTGGGATAGTCAAGTAGTTCAAAGAAATGATGAATCCGGCCCATACGACTACCCCAAGCCTGACAAATGTACCCAATATGGCTACTTGTTCCTCTTGATCGTCTATTGCTTCACGCAATTTACCGAGAGGACCTTTAGGCTTTTTAGCCTTGTCATCCTTAGTAGCAGTGCCTGTTGTTGGTGCTTCTGTCATAACAACTAAATCGTCAACTCTACTGTAGAGAATTTTTGTGGTGTCCTTTATCAACCGTGCAAAAATATGAAATTGCTCGGGCCGGGGTTTCTTAAATTCAGCCCACCCAATATGAAATTTAAAAAGACTCTTCAACAGCAAGGTCTTTATGTTATTAATTTCAGTCTTCCAGCTGGTAAAAGTTGTCCCGGTGCTGATAAGTGCTGGGCAATGGCTGTCGTTGATTCAGACGGCAAGGTCAAGCTTGTTAAAAAAGATAAGAACGAATACATCTGCTACGCAGGTAAAGGCGAGGTGGTTTATGCCAACACTCGTAAAGCTCGTGCTCACAACAAAGCAATCATCGACGGACTCACTACCCATGAGATAGTCGACCTGATGCTTCTCTCTCTTGAGTGCAATTACAAAAGCCTGCTCAAGAAAGCCAATCTATTTAGATGGCATGTCTCGGGAGATTTCTACCTCCCTAAGTACAGAGATGCAGTTTTTATTCTTACTAAAGAATTATCCAACTTGATCCACTACGCCTATACGAAAAATCTTCCTCTCTTTAAAGATGTCAAATTACCTGACAATTTCAGACTCAACGCTAGTTGGGGTGGTCGCTTTGACCATATGATTAACTCCACAGACTTTCCACGCTCTGCTCGAGTCGTCAAAGACCAAGCAGAAGCAGACAAATTAGGTTTACCAGTTGATGTGAATGACTCACTCGCCTTCGGTGAACAAGATCTTAACTTTGCCCTTATTGATCATTAAAAAAATGAAACCAATCCACCTTGATCTCAATCAAAAGCAAGCAGTTCATCTGATCACTTTGATTAGAAATTATGCTTACTTACCTGATCACCTACTGTCCAAAGAGTTTGTTCAATCTTTGGAGACAGTGATTGATCAAATTAAAGATTCTCAATTCGCTACTAAGTAATTATGAAAGGTTGTACTAACGATTATTCAGCGAACCTAACTATCAGCGATTTCATTGCTGACGTTGAGAAGTTCGTCTGGGATATTCCTGAATCTTCTTTTAATACCTCTAAAGAGTACACACTCTACGAAACGCTAGAGGAACTTACTACTCGATTCAGGCGAGTATCAGAGGCAGAACAATTTGTTGCTGACTTAGCTATTCACTATGGAAAGAAAACTGATGATTTTCAAATTACGGAGGGATCATGATGGATTCAAAAACTAGAGACGAAATTATCCGTCGATGTAAAATCTTACATCACCTTGGCGACGACGGTATCCATCCTTGCTACGACCAAATTCCTCCCGATGAATTGATGGAACGCCACGGTGACCTTCTAAAAGATGATAGCGATCTATTCAAACTCGAATTAAAACTTGTTCCTAGAGAGGAAAACTAATGACTAGAAAAAATGCTTTCAAAATGGGAGAAAGCCACGACTGGTATGCAGGATGTTCTAAGGAAGAAATTGAAATGTACGAACAAATGCGTAAAGACCAACAAGAGGCTAAAAAGAAAGGTCCATCAGGAGAAATAGCATTCGTTCTCGACCAATTTGAAAAGCAAGTTGAGGAGGAAAACTAATGCCAACTTTCCACGTCACTCTCTCAGAGAAGACCACCTATACCGTTCACGTCAAGGCTGACAGTATTGAAGATGTTGAGGAAATGCATGAGTCAGAGTTCGAAGATCTCGACCGTGTTGATTCAACTAGCAACTGTCTCGGTATAGATAGCATCGAGGATCCTGATGAGTAACGATCAAAATCAAGAGAGACTCTCCTACCACTACTACGAGGTAAAGGAAGAGCACCCCGAGTATTCCAAGGAACAATGTTCCAAAGAAGCTCAACGTCGCTTCGAAGCGGAGGCTGATTCCCAAAATGAAAGAGCTTAAAACGTGGAGATTGACTGCTTCCAAGACAATCTCTTATACCACGACAATCGAAGCTTTCGACCGCATCGAAGCTGAATCCATGTCTAGATCAGCAGGTCTGGACTGGCAAATGACTCAAGATGATGAACTTGAGATGGAAGAAAACACTGGCTACAACATTCACACTATCGAGGAGACCGACGATGATGTTAACTAAAGAAGAACTTATTAAATGGTTGTTCCAACAGAAAGAACTTGGTACTTTCACTTGTGACTGGGATCAAGTAGATGAAGGGCTAGAGGGATGGACTACTATCCGATTCAAAACAGGAACCCTCATAGAAAAAGAAAAATGGATGAAGCTTCAAGCACTTAAAGACCTCCTCAAAGGATGGTGTGAAGGCCAACCTAAGAAATTACAGTACCAATCTGCAGATGACATCCTTCATAAACCTTTAGATATATATGATCAAGAAGAAGAATTAAATGGCGAACAAAAAGCAGTGTTGGTAAACTTTATCAAGATCTGGGAAGAAATTGAAGAGGCTTAAGTTACTAGATGCATTTGCTGGTATAGGAGGATTCTCGTATGCCGCAGAGAAGCTAGTCGGTGGATATAAGACTAAATGTTTTATTGAAATCGACCCCTATTGCCAGTCAGTTCTCAAGAAGAACTTTCCCAACGTTCCTATACACAATGACATCACAACCTTCCAGTCATACCAAGGAGAGTACGACGTTCTCACAGCCGGATTTCCTTGCCAGGATTTATCCGTTGCAGGGTCACAACGAGGAATTGGAGAAGGAACTCGCAGCGGTCTTTTCTACGAAGTCATGCGTTTGGTTGGGGAGATTCGACCTAAGTTCGTCTTACTTGAAAACGTTAGAAATCTCATCTCTCACCAAGACGGGAAAACGTTCCAAGAAATCCTCTTTCAAATTGCCAAGCATGGGTACGATGTTGAATGGAATATTATTAGCGGTCGAGATTTGGGAACCTGTCACGAAAGGAAACGCATATGGATCCTGTGTTACGAGTCTTCCTACTCCAAATACAATGGACTCTCTTCCTCAGAGGAGTGTCGAATCAATGCGGAAGCAAGTGACCAAGACCAGACCGGGGAGGACAAAGCTTGCCAATCTCAGGGAAGCAGTCAATCCAGAAGCGGTGAAACTGTTCAACGAACTTCAGAATCTTCCCACTCCAACAGCGAGGGATCACAAGGACTGCGGACCGAACATGAACTACCAGAAAGCCCACGAGAAGAGGAGACTTCCAGGATCTGTAGTAGTTCTGGGCAATCAATTACCGACACCATGCGCCAGAGATTACAAGGGGAGGACAGGCCAAGGTTTCCAGGATCGATCAGGTGGCCGACCCCGCCAGCTTCCAGACGCCTTGACCCGTTCTGGAGAGAGTACGTATCTCAACCCACACTTTGTAGAGGAGATGATGGGCTATCCAATCGGATACCTCGTCTAAAGGCCCTTGGGAATTCCATAATTCCTCAGTGCGCTGCAGTTCCTCTGCAACGAATCAAACACCTATCTAAACAAACTCATCATGCAAACAACCAAGAATAAGGAAGCTGTTGAAGCTTTCCTAAATGCTCAACGTCGAGCCCAAGAAGAATCAGTATGGAACACATCTACTGGCGTCAAAGAAACAATGGCTAAGCTAGACAAACTTCAAAAGAAAATAGCAGCTAGTAAGAAAGAAGAGAAGTTCCATAAACTTACCTTTCGTTCTAATGCGACGACCAGACGATTAGCAAGAGAAACACTCGTACATAAAAAGTTTAAAATTCCTTTCCAAGATGCTTACAGTTCTGACAAAAGTTTCTGGCTTGTTAAAGACGAAGGTATTTACATTATGAGTGCCTTTAAGAGAGATTCTTCCCTTGTCTCTTATGCTGTTGGATACAAACCAACAGAAGCTAATAAAGACACTCTTTGGGAGAAAACACACAGAGTCAGCGGTGATGATTTCGCAGAGTCAATACCTTTAACAAAAGAACAACTGGACAGAATAATAGATGGAGGTGAATTAGTTATATATCTAAACGAAACTGCATTAAGGATAGAAGCATGAAGAACAAAAATAGTGTAGAAATTAACCCAGCTCCAACGAAGAATCCTTTTTCAGGAAAAGATTGGGTCACTATTCGAATGGAAAGAGACAAGGCCGAGTATTTATCTGCCTGCTTTAAACAGGATTTGAAATGGTTAGGAGTAACTGCTGGTATTGATCGTGGTCTCTGTTATCACGACTTTATTAAACAAGTCAAAATGCAATGTATTTGGCTAGATGGTATAGGTGAGAGATCATGACAATCAATACTTTCTTACTAGTCCTTCTTGTTATTGCTGCTTATTCGAATTTATTTCTTACTCTCAAAAAGAAAAGGAGGGACTAAGCCCTCCTACTTCTTATCTAACAAATTGTTAAGCTGCGATTCTTTCGCAAGCCATCTTGGTTTGGTTGTACTTGACCCCGCGATAAGTCAACACTGTTGTCTTTTTAGCGGGTTTCATGGTAGAGCAAGTCATGGATAAACTCCAATCAGCAACACCCCCGTCGTATGGTGTTGATGGTTGCGACCTTGCGGTCCGACGCTTTCTCCTTTATTGTAACAATCGCTACTGTATCATCATGAACATTTCTTCAAAAACCAGTCACTTCAATAGTGTTACCCTTACATGGAGAGGGTGTAATTACTATAAGATCACAGACGAAAAGACTCTGAACGATTTAAAATACACACGAGTCGTGCGTCAACCTGCTAGATGATGAATCAATCAGATTCAAAAAAGACACTCCAAGACGGGTCTGATCCCGTCGAGGAGTACTTTGATTGTGTTACCGAATGTCCCCCTCAAGATAAAGACTGTGAAGATCAATGCGTTGTTGAACTTAAGCAAGCTGATGATCCTCAATTAGATGTCTGTTCTTTTTGATGTTCTTGGAGGTAATGTATAAAAATAAGGCATTTCATTGCTATTGCCGACACCAGTTCGTATGTAGTGAACCCATCCAGTAATAATATATTTTTCCGATGTCTCACTAATCTGACCCGTATGTACATGAGTCCAATCAACAGGCCACACTAAAGTTAGACCTTTCCTAGCTGGAGTTACAATGTTTTGATGAAAAAATTTAGTGCCTCCGTTCGGTACATCATTTAAATAAGTCATAAATACCAAAGCCCTATCTACGGTCTCTCGCATTGGTATAGTTCTTTCGCAATGCCAAGAAAAAAATCCTTCCCCAGGTTCATATTTTTGTATATTCATGGTTGTCCCAACTTTCCACGGGAAAGTGCCATATCCTGTCTTCAGACGTAGATTGCTATCTGGCATACAGCCTGGAGGGACAAAACCTATATTGCCTTCATCAAAGGCATGAGGAAATTTTTCTTTGTATTTTTTAAGAACAGAAGCTAATCCTTTATCTAAATAGTTACGAATAGCGGGGTGGCTATGAAAAGCACCAAAAGATAAATCCATTGACCTCTTTCCTGCTCTCTTCCTGAATTCAGCCTCTGTTATCTTTCCTTGTTTATGAAGTGATTTTAATTTTTCCAATACGTTTTCTTTTGCCCAAGGCTGTCCAACTGTTATTCCCCTATATTTAGCTACCGTATCTGTGGGAGATGTACCATACGTATGCTCGCCTTCGTTAATTTCTTCAAACCAATCAACTAAATCATCGCACATCTTTTCATCTATATCAAAGCCATAGATGAAACCATTCTCGTATTCGTTCTTATCTGCCATATATAAATCGATACTTGCCCCGTAGTGTACTATTTTTGAACTTCTTTGGCTGCGTCAGAAGGGGAAAGAAGTTTTATTTCGTTAGTTAATTCAGAAATAGCTGCATTAAGTTCACTTTTTTGTTTCTCTAATATTTTTAAATCATGCTGCTTTCTTTGCAATTTTAAATCTTTCAATTCAGAATCAGAGACAACAATAACTCCTTGAAAAGGAGGGAAAAAGAACTGATCATACATAGAAAACATAAGAACCTCTCATTACTATCATTAGTCTGACAAATATTTTGTTCTCAAGTTCCTCTAGAACTGCGGCTATCACTACCTTCTTGCTTCTAATTCACAAGTCTTTAGAGAATGTATGCATTGTGTTTTATTGCTAACATTAAGTTTGAGTAATATCTCAAGCCCCAACCGAGACCACGGGCTAAAGTCTCTCATACTACAAGTTCACAAATCGTACTATTACTTAAATGACTTCTTCTTCTCTAACCAGAAGCGGCAGTGTATTGAAAGGTTGGGACGAGTTCTGTGAGTGGACAACATCTACCAACAACCGTATTTATGTCGGTTGGTTCGGTGTATTGATGATTCCTTGTCTACTTGCCGCAGCAACTTGTTTCATCATCGCTTTCATAGCTGCTCCTCCCGTAGATATTGACGGGATCCGTGAGCCAGTAGCGGGCTCATTTCTTTATGGAAACAACATCATCTCAGGAGCCGTCGTACCGAGCTCAAACGCAATCGGTCTTCACTTCTACCCAATCTGGGAAGCTGCAACCGTCGATGAATGGCTCTATAACGGAGGACCATATCAACTCGTTGTGTTCCACTTTCTCATCGGTATCTCAGCTTACATGGGACGCCAATGGGAACTTAGTTATCGACTAGGAATGAGGCCTTGGATCTGTGTTGCTTACTCAGCGCCGGTATCCGCAGCTTTTGCTGTATTCCTCGTCTATCCTTTCGGACAGGGATCATTCAGTGACGGTATGCCTCTCGGTATTTCAGGCACGTTCAACTTTATGTTTGTCTTTCAGGCGGAACATAATATCCTCATGCATCCATTCCACATGGCAGGTGTGGCGGGTATGTTTGGTGGTGCTTTGTTTAGTGCTATGCATGGTTCACTGGTTACCTCCTCTCTTATCAGAGAGACCACAGGATTAGACTCTCAGAACTATGGCTACAAATTCGGACAAGAGGAAGAGACGTACAACATCGTCGCCGCTCATGGTTACTTCGGACGTCTTATCTTCCAATACGCCTCGTTTAACAACTCTCGTAGTCTTCACTTTTTTCTTGCTTCTTGGCCTGTTATTTGTGTTTGGCTCACCTCAATGGGTATATGCACAATGGCCTTCAACCTCAACGGATTTAACTTTAATCAATCTGTTGTAGATGCTTCAGGCAAAGTTGTACCAACTTGGGGTGACGTCCTTAACAGGGCAAACCTTGGAATGGAAGTAATGCATGAGCGTAATGCTCATAACTTCCCTCTTGATTTAGCTTCTACTGCTGCTACTGATGTAGCTTTAGTTGCTCCTTCTGTTGGATAATGATATGATTCACTCGAGGCCGCATGACCTCATAGAGTGAACAGGTGAGTAAAGAGCCCTCGTTGCAGAAACAACGGGGGTTTTTTATTGGAAACCTGTGCAAAAAACGCTATATTCGTAATGTCTGATCAAGAAAAACATGGGAATTGATTTACGTCCAAAGACGACCGTAAAAGAATTAGATCATGGTATTAAGGTTTACCAAAACTTCTGTAGAGAGTCTGACTTTCAAAAATTCTTGGACTTTACTCATAATTTAAATTGGAAAATCGACAATATATATAATTCTGAAGTTCCAGAAGAATACCAAGATCCAGATTACCAGCCTCACAAAGACGCTGAGATAGACACTAGATATAACACTCAAATGACTTATTTTTTATTTCACGCAGAACAAGGAATATTTCCTTCAACAGAATTAGAACACGAAATATTTGGTTTTCTTCTTGATGCTATGAGTAAAAAATTTGATATTTACGCTTGGGTTAAGATCAAGGCTAATATCACTTTTTGTACAGACAAGATAGTACAACATGGCTTTCATGTAGACAGGATGCCTATAACTTCACTAAGCAAGCATCAAACTACAGCGATACTGCATCTAGATGACTCCGATGGATATACTAAATTTTTTAAGGAAGATATTGTCATTCCTTCTAAATCGAATCAATTAATAACTTTCCCTTCTAATTTATATCACGCAGGAACAACCTGTACTGACCAAGATAAACGCCAAGTTCTTAATTTAAACTTCTTTGGACACCCATGTTAAAAAATCTTTTTCCTTCATATGTTTTCAACAGTGATGCTACAAAACTTGATATTTTTGAAGATATTCAAGAAGAAATTAAACAATATTTAGCCACAAAGACTCCCAACTATTTGTCTTGGTTTGGCAAGACTCATAAACTATATGAAAAATCTTTTGCTGCAGAAGATGCAAATTTATTAGGGCATTGCCCTTCACTAAAGTCTTTTATCGTAGATCAAATAATTAAATTCTCACTACAGATAAAACCAAATGATGCAGTGGAATCTAATATAGATTCTTTAGTTATATCTAGTTCTTGGGCTACTAAATTTGACGACGGAGATTATGCACATCAACATCACCATATGCCTGACGAAATTTCAGGTGTCTATTACTATCAAGTCCCTGAGCAAACTCCTCTCAACACAGAAAAAAATAATAGATATGAAGGACATTTATATTTTGTCAGTCCCGTAGCAGGACACTACGTATCTCTTATGACTGCACCACTACAAAAAGTTTTCATCAAGCCAAAAGAAGGCCAGCTTATTCTTTTCCCTTCATATTTAGAACACGGAGTGATGACTTGCAATAATAAAAAGAAAGCACGGATCAGTATATCTTTTAATGCTTCCATCCATCACAACCTCGCAATTAAAAATCTAAAAGAAAGAGATAAAGAAACAGAATAAACCTTGCTTTCAAGACCTTCCCCACGTTACCTTTTGGAGACAACACAAGATTAACCTCAGTCGATGCCTCGACCTAAAGACCCCAACAGAAAAACACCTCCTCAAAGGTTTACTCTCCCAAATCCCCGATCAGCATGGGGTAGGCATCTCTATAGTCTCGTCGATGAAGAAGGAAAAAAACTCTGTAAAAAACCATTAAGAAAAAGACCAGGCATTATATGAATTTTGTTTTAGGGAAAGAATGACAACCTTGTCTAGACGAGTTAAGCTGTAATTCCGTCTAAGAAGGTTAGGCGTCCGATCAATTGATGTTAAGCAAATGGAAGAGCGAGAAGCTATTCAAAAAAGAGCCATCATGGTTCATTCATTTACAGCAGAAGTTCTAGACAATAAATGGACTCCGACAATTGGAGCTAAAGAATTAGAGCTGGCAAATACTCGCTTAGCGGAACAACATATTCCTTGGCGCTGGCGTTGGCTCCAAAAAACTAGTAACCTTGCAGGGTCAATCACTCTGCAAAATGCTACAGCTTAAAGCTGCTCTCGTTTCTATTGCAGCAGAATTCACTGGGAAATACTCTCCATTCCAGTCTGTCCAGATATCTCCAGCTGGAGTGGATCATGGTGTCTTCGTTGCTTCTACAGATAAAGGTAATATTGCTTGCCTTGCTTATGACCCTGCTGGTAAAGCAGATGAGTCTATTCAGATTATCCCTTCTAAAGAACTCGTAGCAGCCTGTAAGCCAATTAAAACAGCCGAAAGGGAATTACGTATTACAGATGATTCAGCCTTGGTTACGACCTATAGAAAGACTACTAGTGAAACTAAAGAATTATCTGTACAAAGAAGCCAAGTCGATTTTCCTGATCTAGCTAAGGCAATTCGAGATTGTATTAATAGATGGACAGCATTGCCTGAAATTTCTAAAACAGCTGGTAGATACGATCAACTTTATTTACAAAAAGCGATTAAAGGACTATCTGCTTTTGATTCTTCTATTGTCATATCTGCCTTTGACGGAGGTCCACTAAGGCTTGAAACTGACGACAATAATGTCATTATCCTCGTAATGCCACAAGAAGCTAAACCCATACCTAGACTTCCCGAGTGGATTTGTAAATACGCTCAAAAGGAATGAGATGCCCTCAATGCAATACTCTTCAGTTAAAAGGACAATCATCGGTTATAGAAGCTAGAAGAAAAGAACATGGATATGTAACAAGAAGAACACGCCAATGTTCATGTGGATTCAAATTTAAAACATATGAACGAGCAGAAAATTCAACTAAAAATTATTCCAAGTTATCAGAAAGACAAAAGGAAAAGATCTATAAACACAGGGATTGGTACACCTCTGAGGAACTATCTGATCTATTCGATGTACATGTCAGTACTATCCGAGAAATTAAAAGAATCCAAAGACCTGAAATAAAGTTGCAACACGCTACAGATAGCGTTAAGTTGAGCTGCAACCTTCTATAAATAGTGTGAGCACTGCTACTTTCATAGTCAAACTAGCGTCTGCCCCTCTTCAAGAAGTTGTAAATCAGAAAGAAGTTTTACAAGCATTTGCAGAAACACCCACTCCTGATCCAGTTGTGATTCAAATCACTGCTAACACAGGAACAAGTATTGCTGATCGCCTGAACTCTAAAAAGCAAGGTGATCTTGTTATTATTTCTGGTTCTATCAACCTTGACGAGACTGGCAAAAATCTAGTCATGAATCCTCATGTCCTTTGTGACGCTCATCCAGATCAATTCCTGAACGAGATAAACATTGTTGGCAGACTCGGAGGAGAACCTAAGCAAGCCGAAAAATCTTGCAGAAGATCTGTTGCTGAGAATAGATACAGCGGAAAAGATCCTGCTACAGGTAAAGCTAAAGAGAATACCGATTGGTGGTTAGTAAGAGGTTACAAGTTCAACAGAACTAAGCTCGAAAAATCTCCTAAGGGTTCCTTGGTTTCCATATCAGGAACTGTCGTCACTCGTAAAAACAAAGACGACCAACCTTATATAGAAGTCACTATGAGAAAAATGACTTCCCATAAACGAGGCAAAGGAGGAGCTGCTCCAGACCCTGCCGCGAATACCACAGCAGTCGGTTATGATCCTTCAGCCTTTGAAGGAGACTCTGACGATAATGTTGACGACCTACCTTCTAACTGGAATTAATTATGGCTAAATTCGAATTTCCAAAAGACTACAAGTTCTCCTCTGATGATTCACCTAAGCAGAAGAAGGATGATGATCCAAGATTCTTCTACCCAGGACAATTAGGAGACAAAGAATCTATTACCTTACGTCCTTGTGGTGACTTTAATACAGGTCATATGATTCATGGCTTTAAATACTTTGCTCATGAAAATCCAGGTGACGAAAGCTCTAAAAAATTAGTCAAACACTTCCCTACTTTCCCTAAAAGTTACAAGGAAGATATTTGTTACAAGTGGGGACACGGCAAAGGCAAGAAGCTCAAAAATGAGAAAACTGGTGAAATGGAAGTGGCGGAAGACAAGGACACTCCGAAGGATTTCGTGGCAATGGTTGCCTGCTGCAAGGAGCGTAAAGGTATTGTTGTTGCCACTCTTGATAAGAAGTCAGTGCGTGACGCATGGGAAGCTGCATTATTAGACGAAGATGCTTTGGTATTAGATAGTGGACTGCATAACTGGCAGCTCAAAATAACCAAGACAGGAGAAGGTTTAAATACTCGCTATGCAGCAGCGATAGTCATTAAAGCTCCCACTAAAACTGAAGAGAAAGGATGGGAAGAAGTTAAAGACTCTATATGGCTACATTCGATCTATCACGGTGCAGACCCTTTCGATGGTCGTCCTGCTGATGCCAAGCCTGAGGGATTGCCTCCTACGAGTAGAGATGAACTAGGTCAAGACCATGAAACGACTGAGTCTATGCCTTCGGAAGGATGGTAATTCTGATTAATGTAATCGGGACAGTTTTCTGCTTAATGCTTGCTTATTACTGCTGGAAACTAATCTCCGACCATTCCCATCCTAACCATCCTCATTAAATGTCATACTCTCCTGTCACAGAAGGACTCAAAAGAGCCTCCACAAAAGACGACGTCAAGGACTTAATTAACTCCTACGGCTACCCTGCTGTTAATGACGCATGGAAGGATCTTTCCTCTGTTGATAGGGGAGCCTTATCTTTGCTGAGATCTTTCGAAGGATCTACCATTATCCGTGATTTTGATGACGACCTCACCATCTAGACCTGAATCTGTAGTAGAAGAGCTTAAAGCTCTTAACAAGAAGATAGACAAGCTGCTCAAGCTTCAAACTGAACAACTCTATGTTCTTAATGGCTTCACTTCTGGTGGCTCATCATTTAACGGATATGTAACAGATCCAATGACTACTGCTTACCTGAGTGTCTTAGGACCGGTACTAGCAGTGAGATTGAATAATCAAGACATTGATTTAACTGAGCTGATGAAAGGCTCGATCATGCTATCGAACCAAGTATTAGAAGAACTAAATGCTTACCGCAGCGAACAAGGAGGCAAAGATTTAGTTAAGAAAAGTTTGGAATTTATGGAATGGATGACCGACGATAAAGACAAAGATTCTGGGCAGCCAGAGGAAGCATGACCTCACTAAACGTTCTCCCGAGTTGCAGAGAAGATGTCTTTCGGATCAAAGACATTGTTGAAATTTTCTGTCCTGCATGGTTAATTACTCCAAGGGTCTCATCGAAGACTTGTAGTGATCCAAGGTAAGTTTCTCCTAGAAGGCTACAAGCAAGAACAAGGCGTAAGTCGATTCAAACAATTGCACTTGTTGAATTCCCAGAAGAAATCCGATCTCTTGTATTAGGAAGCAAGAGGTCGGATTCTTTTTTCCCTACTACAATCAAGCTATATAAATAAAAAAGCATGACTACCGACATCAATCAGATAGATCAAAATGCAAGAGATTATGTTTTACAACTACAAAAAGCAGCTCGAGAAAAAGCTCAAAGAACACAACAATCGCAACAACAAGAACAGCAACCAGTAGACCCATCAGTAGAAGCTTCTGATCCCAAATTAGTAGAAGTAGTTTCTAGAGCAGCAAGTAATGTAGCTCGAGAACATCCTGAATGGGCAGAAAAACCACCTGAAAGAAACTTCGCTCAAGACATATTTACTGCTAATAAGTAATATTAATTTCTGTTAAATTGTAAAAATTAGTTAAATTAAATTAACAGCTACTTGTATATGAGCGGACCAACCCGATATGAGATTAACGGGGAGAGACATTATGCAACGGACGTCGAAGGAAAAGCATACCCATCTGTGACCACCATTCTCGGTAAGACAGCCTCCGAGAAATCAAAGAATATGCTACGAAATTGGAATGTAAAAAATCCAGGGGGACTGGAAGCTGCAGCTGCACGAGGTAGTGCAGTACATAAAGCATGTGAAGACTACATCCGAGGTATACCTGTAGAGATTGACGAGCGATATTTACCATTTTGGGAAGGGTTATCTCAACATTTAGATCGTTATGATCACTTCATTTGGTCTGAAAAACCTTTAGATCCTAAGTGGAAGTACACAACTGGTAGTGATGGAATCTCTCGAGTCTGGAGCCATAAGTATCAATTCTGTGGTTGTCCAGATTTTATAGGTGTCAGGAACGGAGTCATGATCCTAGGAGATTTTAAGACTTCCAATCAACCTTACTGTCGATATTTTCCAGACAAAGACAACCGTCAGAATTTCACAGGCTGGAGTAAATTCACTAAATGCTCAATGCAATTAGGAGCCTACTCATTGGCTATTAAAGAGACCTTAGATCTCGATATTGATGCAGCTCAGATAGTTGTTTCAACTCCCAAAACTAATCAAAGTTTCATCCTCAGAGGGGACGAGCTTCAAAGATTCCAGCAGAAATGGCTACAAAAAGTACGCCGATATTGGGAGATGAAAGAAGAGGAACGTCTAGCTAAGAAGATCCTAAAAGATGCCAGGGAGGACTTGGCCAGTAGTCAAATAAGCTCCGATGAGAGCAACAAAACCGATCATTGCCCAGCGACCGTTAGCTAGTTCAGCTTCTTGAACATAGCCTTTATACTCTTCAATTAACTGTGGTTGAGTCTCTTTACCAAAGATGTTCTGCTTACCGTATTCAGTAACAGTGTTTTCTAGTGCAACGGCTTGAGTAGATGAAGTCATTAAACAAAACCAGGGATAATTTGACCAGTTGTAACGTAAGCAGTGACAAGAGCAACACATCCAAAGATGGCAGCATACCCGTTCACTCTTTCAGCAAGAATTTTGCCTTCTTCGAGTCTTTGAGTTTCTGTTCCGACAACAGTATTAGGCTGTTCAGATTTCATTAAACGATACCAGGGATAAGTTGTCCTGTAACTAGGTAAGCACTAGTCAGTAAAACGAAAGCCATCATTGCTGGTCTGCCGATGCTTCTTTCGAAAATAGTTTTGTTAGATACGTTCATTGATTTAAAAGATTCCTGGGATGAGTTGTCCTGTTGTTGCGTATGCTCCGATGCCTGCTACAACGCCAAGCATTGCTAACCAGCCATTGAACTTCTCTGCCTCGGGTGTCATGCTTTGTAAAGAATTGTTAACTTCTTAATTATATATTCCATTTTTATCCTTTTTTCTTGGATAGGTCGTATAAACACCCATCCCTGACACAGTATTACTTATCCCACTAGTAAGAAATACTTATATCTAACAATCGTGATACCACTCAGCCATTGATTCTCCTATTTGTCCACCTTTCTTAGCGCCGAAAGTAGTAGTCCAAGCAGAGGCAACCCACCCAATGATAGGAATGGTACTGACAGAAGGAGCCACATAAGTAGTTGCTGCGGCGGCGCCCAAGGCGGCTCCTGTACCTTCCCCAGCTCCAGCCTTTCTAATGCAAGCGATCTGTTCTTCAGTAAGTTTTCCATCTGAAGAAAGTTTGCTTTTGTCTTGAAAGATACCTGGTCCCATAAGGTGTTGCTTGCCCTCCATCGTGTACTGCTCGTATTCAACAACCGTTCTATCTGCTGTACTACCAAGTATTCCTTTCTTACCTGGTATGACTAGTTCCTTCTTCATTTCCATCACCCTTGGATCATTCATTCGATGAGTGATACTATATCCATCCTTGCTGGCATCAATCGTGTATTGACTATAAGGACTGGTCGGCAGGTTGAACTTCGGTAGACCTGCTTCCTTATTAGCAAGAAGACCTATCATCCAGAAATGAGACAAGCCAAGAACTCCTCCCAGACCAATCCCTATATATTTTCCCATTGAAGAGCCAGTCAATTTTGCAGATTCCACGACATTAAACACTACTTTAAATCGATTTTAGAATAAGTAAACACTTAAGCATCGTTCAGAATGAGCACTCGTCGTTTACCAGTTACTTACGATCCACAAAATTTCAAGCTTTATGCACCTAGAGAGGTCTCTGGCTTCAGTGAAGTTACAGACATTCCAACACTTAGATCAGAAGCGGGGAGTATAGTCCACGCCGTATCTATTGATGACCAAGGAGATTACATCAGGCTCAACAATACCGATACTACGATCACTTTGGAAAATACAGGTTTCCATGAAGGTGCTCAAGTAGTTTTCATGGCAGGAGAGCAAAATCAATTATGTGTTGCGGGTACGAATAACATAAAGATCCATTGCGCTCATATGAATCCAGCTACTAATTCAGCTCTCGCATGGTATACAAACTTCCCATATGCTTCATTCAAGCTCACTTACTTAGGCTCTGACGAATGGATTCTAGAAGGAGATGTATTTTCTTTTGCCAGAAAAGGCTACACCGTTACTGCTAATAGTGGAAACTATCTCTTTACAGGTGAATCATTGACAGATGCTATCAACCCAGCTTTAACTTTAAGAACCAACCAATTACTCTATATCACAAATAATACAGGAACCGCACATCCTTTATGGATTAAGACTTCTGCTACAACTGGTGCAGGAGACGAATCTCCTAGATGGGCGAGAATAAAAAATAACGGAGCCGAAGGTTCAACTAGTGATACAAATTTATTAGCTGTATCATTTAATAAAGCAGGAACATATCATTACATCTGCGAATACCATTCATCCATGAAAAATACCATTACAGTATCTGACTAATGACTAGTCGACTCGATGATAAGGATGAATTTCGTTTGGCTCTAGAGTTGAATGCAGAAGCAATGCGAATACTTAAAGCAAGCCTTATCGAATATATGGCTGCTCACGATTTCAATCTTCCTAGTAAAAAGAAAGAAGGAGAAATGGTGTTCTTTATGAAAGAAGTGATAGACAAAATGTTATTAGAACATGCGTTATATCAAAGTTAGTATTGCACTTTTATCTGGATTTGTTAATTTAGTTTTCTAGGACAAAATATGGAAAAGCTCAGCTTCAGCACTCACCCTGAAATTCACAATAAACCTCGCAGTGGATGGAAGCCTTCCTTTGCTGAAAGGTGGAAACTTGAAAGCAGTGGTCTCGAATCACTAAGAGATCATATCCTGAATGGTGGTGCGTTTGTAGCTGCGGCTATGACATCGCACAGAAGGTCAAGTGCTGCTTTTGATTATGCCAACCTTGCCTGTGTTGACATTGATAATGGCCTGAAAATTGATGATTTTCTGAAGCATCCATTAGCTCGCCACTCTGTCTTTGCTTATACCACTGCTAGTCATAATGCTGCAGAAAACAAACATCGATACAGAGTAATCTTTCAACTGCCTCAAAAGATCACTGATGGAGATCTCTATAAGGCAGTCCTGACGATGCTATCCAAAGCTTTAGGAGGCGATCAAGCTTGTACAGACGCTTGTCGATTGTTTTACGGAAATAGCGAAGGAGAAACAATTTTATGGCAACCTTCAACCTTTCTACCAGCAGACCTTATTAATGAAGCTGAAAAAGAAGCCGAGAAGAGAAGGACACGCTACGACCACGAGACTAAAGACTACGACCAAATAACTATTGATCAAGCTATCTATTGTCTAGAGCAAGTTATAGAACCAACCAGCGAAGGAGATTACCAAAGATTTACTAAAGTCACTGCAGCTGCGAGAGCTGGTGGAAGTTCTATCTATACAGCTTGGTGTGACTGGGCTTCTCAAGGACATCATGGTTCAGGGAGTAACTCCAGACGTTGTACCGAAAAATTCTTCTATGGTTTCAACGGATCAAGTCTTGCTACTTTGTTCTACTGTGCAAATGAATGCGATTCAGAATGGCGCAAAAAACTTCCTTCAGAACTAAAAGGGTCAGGAGATTTCGGAACAGATTTCATTGGCCAACGTTTTTCAGTCAGTGGCTACGACCATTCCGATTTTGGCGGAGAAGAAGAAGAGACGGAAGAAGAAGTAATCGCTACACCTACTCAAAGTTTATTCAGCGAAAATAGACCTTGGAATATTATCGCTCCTACTCCTCCTCCAGTTACTACACCACCGACTCATCATGCCGAAGAAATCTCAGATGAACCTGCGGTTCACGCGCGAAATCCACAAAACAGGGATGGTCTAAGTGAAATTGAAATCATCGAAAGGCATCTTCGCCTTGCTTACCCTGACCTACGTCGCAATGCAATGTCTTTGGATATGGAATATGGATCCAAAGCTAACCCCAGTATTATTCGGGACGTTTCGACTACCTACGTCAAAATCCCTACCCGAGAAGGTAGAGCCTTCCCAAAAACCTTAGTGTATGACGTCACTACGGTGATGGCAGACAGGAATGAATACAACCCTTGTAAAGCTTATTTAGAATTTGTAGCCAGTAGAAGTACGCCTTGTAATTACTTCGATACATTGGCTTCAACTTTAATTGGAACCCCAGAAGACATAGCACAAAATCCTAGGATGCCTGACGGTAAGCTTCTAGCTGATGTCATCATGAAACGCTTCATGATTGGAGCAGTAGCAAGAGTCCTGCAGCCTGGGGTAAGACATGACTGGATGCCTATCTTTATTGGTGGACAGAACTGTGGTAAATCAACATTCTTCCAGTACCTCACTCCACCTGATCCTACAGATCCTGGCAATTATCCTTGGGTCTCTACTATCCAACAAGGTATTGAATACCTGAAAGATAGACCTCACGCCCTTCACTCTGGCTGGATTGTTGTCCTAGATGAAGCCGAAAGATATTTTAAAAGAAAGCACGTTGAAGAATTAAAAAACCTCGTTAGTGTTTCAGTCGATAGAAGTGCTCGAAAATATGAGAACGAAAAGAATTATCCTCGCAGCTTTGTCCTTGCAGGAGCTACTAACGGTATGGACTTCCTTGTGGATCCAACAGGTAATAGACGCTTTATGCCTATCATTGTTTCAGGAAAGGTTGAATCAAAAGATAACCCTAAATTGAAGATTATAGATCTCGACAGACTTAAAGCAGATCGCAATTCTATTTGGGCTGCAGCTTATCAAGCTTATTTAGACGAGCCGATCCATAATTTTTCTAGCTACGAACTTAGTCACATCGCTGATTACATTGACAGCTTCACTAAAGACAGTCCATTAGAAACAAGAATCTCAGAAACATTAACAACACATATGTCTGGTTATTACAAGACTCAAGGATATATAACTCTCTCCGATCTCTATTCATGGTTAGAAATAGCTGTCGACAAACAAGCTCAGATAGGAATGCAAGTAACTGATGCTTTGAAGCGTTTAAATTACAAGCAATGCCGTGCAACTATTGATGGTAAGACTCGCCGTATTTGGCTTAGACCTAATTAACATCCTCTTTAGGTGTAGCAAAAACTGCCATATTTCCAGCGATACTTACGCGGGTATCATCGCTATCAAAAAAAGGATTAACACTATGATGTAATCCTGCAGGAAAAAATAACATAATTGCCTCGGTTCTTTTATTTAATTGATATCCAGTAGATACCCAATTACCTAATATGTCTTGGTAATGAAAAGCGAATGAATTATTTTGAGGGCGACTCGTTTTGACAGCATTGTCTTTCTGGTTTTGTTCTTCGAAGTCAACAGCTTCATGCATCCAGATAGTAAAAGAGAAAATACCTGAATGATCGTGTATAGGATTGTATTCGTACTGCTTCTGCTTATTAACCCACCAGCTATCTAGCTTGATTTCGAAATTGTTATATCGAAACTTGTCTCTAGGGTAATGACTCATAAAACGTTCCTGATAAGTAGGCCAATATTTACAAAATTGGTTTGCTAAAGGTACGAGAACGTTGTTATTAAAAGAATTATCAGGATCATCCAACTCTAAACTTGAGCTAATTTGACCTATTAATTCGTTGCGTACATCTTGATCTTTCTTCTCCGCCGTTTCTATTCTCTTCCATAGATACTCCATCTCTGTTTCACTTAGACGAGCTTCCATCCAACCACCTGGTTCTCTAGCAGGGACGATCTTAGACTGCATAAACCCCGTCGAAAAACTTTGTTCAATTATAAGATGGTGTCAGCTGAAAAGCCTGGTATACATTGAATCTATGTTCTCTTGACAGGGTTGACAGGGTCGCCTAAGAACTTTGTAGGGAGAAACTAAATAATACTTAATCCTTATATTTTCCTTCGAGTTGTTCACTAAAAAGAACGTCTAATATCAAGCTAGGTCTTGGTTCTTTCTTCTTCCAAGAGAGGAGGATATATTCTGAGAGAGTTCTAGAAAACCCCGTCAACCCCGTCAGGCTGCTTAAGAACTAAGTCATACCAATTAAATACTCTTGACACCCTGTCAAGTCTTCTTTAGATTTCTGACAGGGTTTTTTAAGGTCAACTTGTCACAACGTAAATCTCCGATGCCACGAGTTTCTCCTCAGGACGCTGCTGCTTATCGAACAGATAATGCTGCCTTAGTCGATCACGATAGGAATTTACTTAGTCAAATAATATCTGTAGAAGAACCAACAGACGAAGAATATATAGATATAGCAAGGTTATGTATGAGATATTGGGACAGCCGTCCATTCCTGCATATCAGAGAAGACTTGCAACTATGCTTATCTAAATGGAACCTATCTAAAGAACAACTCTTCGAGAAGACACGAAAGATATGGTTCTCTGGCTACAGACCCAGCTGGGCTCCAGAACAATCCGCATGTGTCGGATCAGGAGCAGACGTAGAAGAAGGAGCTAAGTAGCCGCTGACTCTTCATAGATAGGAGGACCGTAACTTTTATATTCCAATTGCTTCTGAAGGAAAGCAGTCTTAGCCTTCAGTTCTTTGTTCTCTTTCTCCAGCACATCAATGTGCTCTTGATAGACGATAATCATACCCTTTAGTCTATCATTCTCTAGCTCTTGATCCCAATTCATCTCATCTCTTTTTGTGATCGTGTGATACATCTTCAAGATTTCTTATTCTTTTCTCGTGATCATGCAAGTTACGTTCGATATGCCTAATATCTTTACTGACTTCGTTTCTTAAAAGACGAACTTCATTTAAAATTGATTCCATACCCTTCTTCATACTTCCTTGTTCGAAAGCCATTCTCCACAACGCTCCTGTTGCGGCGAGTCCTAAAACGGCGACGACTTCAAGCACTTGAAAGACAATAGGGTTCCATATTTATTTTAAGTTATTAATGGATACTAAGAGCATCGGTCGCCCACCTAAAGCACCCAAACATTGGGATCAACGTTTTCTTGTCATTGCTTCTCACGTAGCTGGTTGGTCTAAAGACCCCTCTACAAAAGTTGGAGCAGTGGCTGTAAGGAATCGCAGGATACTCGCTACAGGATATAACGGTTTACCTGCAGGAGTCGATGACACCGATAGTCGACTAGCTAATAGAGAAACTCGTCTCAAGATGACAACTCACGCAGAGATGAATTGTGTTGCTTACGCCGCACGTAGTGGTGTTTGTCTGACAGGCTCAACTATGTACGTTTGGCCATTAATGACATGCAGTCAATGTGCTGCTGTTTTAATCCAAGCAGAAATTAATAAAGTTGTTGTTCCTGATTTTGTTGAACCATTTAGATGGCAAGAAAGCTTTGATTTAGCTCGTCAAATGTTCGTAGAAGCGGGAGTTACTGTTCATAGGGTTCCGATCAAAGGTCCTGTAAATCAAGAAGAAGAACCGATAGATGCATCACCTTGCTCACTTGACGTAACTTAGACAGTAATTAACCTAGTTTGAAGGCTTAATTAAATGTCTACTTTTCAAGTTGGTCAGAGAGTTCGACATATCACAAAAAACCAAGATGGCTTTGTCGTTGGACAAGCTCAATCTGTTGGCTTGCACCTGGAAAAACTTCCTGTGATTATCGAAGGATCTACAAGACAAGAATTATGGGATACAAAAAGCGTAGAGCTTAAATCTCGGAAAGAGCAATTAGTCAAGATGGGTGGTAAATTTAAACCACCTAAAGGCTTTCCTCTTAATATCTAAATGGCACAGTGGCCTATACCCCCTAATCTCCACTCAAAGATAGAAGGTGGTCCAGTCTGTTTCTGTAAAGATCATTCAATTGGTTCTAAAGATGGTCGTATACCTCGTTACAGTGATAGTCATGCTTGTGTGAGATGCATTTCATCTCTAACAGAAGGAAGACTGTCTTTAGATATTCATGAAATTGAGAAGAAACATCGTCGACGTTTTCTAGAATTCTGGTCTTTCGTTGAAATAGGTACTGCTGATGAATGTTGGCCTTGGCATGGTCCAACCCATAGCAGATCGAGATCGACTTATTTCTCAATGCCTAGGCACTGGGGAGGCAGACAATATAGTGCTCAACGATGTGCTGTCTGGTTTTCTTGGGGAGATGTCGGAAGACTCCCAATTAAAGCTGTTTGCGGAAATAATGATTGCTGCAATCCTCTGCACTTAAGAGTGAAAGGAGTTCCTCATTTCTTTAATCACCGACATCTTCATGCTATCAATCTGGAATTCAACTCTCGCAAGCTAATGGAAGACACTCAACGCTTCTTGGAAACGACACGAGACAAGGATCCAAAACGTTTTGAGAAGATAGAAAAAGATAATAAAATATGGATCGATTTCAGAATGAATGCCAGCGGTCCCTTAGATACTAAAACACTCATTAATGCGAACCTAATACAGAACGACGAGTTCTAGCCGCAGCTACTATATAAGTATTGACTATGTGTAGACATCGTGGCAACTGACTGGAGTACTCACACTTGGAGCAGAAAAGGTAACTACGGCAAACATTACAAAGATAATTTGTGGAACGATTTATTAGGAGCAGATTCTGATGGGGATAAAACTTTATCTGTTGGAGAATTTAGTCAGATATGGGATAAGAACTACGACATCCTCGGTGATGGAAGAGCTCCTCATTCGGGTGGTTGGTTCGATAAAGGTGCTGCAGCACAGCAATCACTTGCGAAGCTGATTACTCGTCATGGAATTAATGTTGATAAAAGCTTATTGAATAGATTTGGTTTAAGACAAGACCAAAGTACAGGAGATATATTGGCAGGCGTTGGCTACGACGATACTGCTTTTGGTAGAGATAAAGACGATAGTAAATCATCGTTCGAAGGCTTCTCTACTAAGGCTGACTTCGGTGACGCAGAGTGGAGCTTCGGTGATTTCGGTGACGAGATTCCTACTTACAGATATAACTGGTCTAATACTGACGCATTTAAAGCGCCTGACACGGGAGGGACACAGCAGATTGGAGACATACAAGGAGAATCATTACCAGACAATATTGGCGATACCAAGCTAGATCCTAGAACAGGCGAAATTGGTGGAGTAACAGGACCAGCTGGAATATGGTCTCCATCTGATTCTCTAATCAAAGGTTATATTGATTTAGCTCAAATGAAGAATCCTTATTCAGGAGCTGATGCACCTGGCTTGGACTCTGTTAAAGGTTTAGAATTCTCAGGCTGGGATTCAGCTACTGGAGAAAAATTAACCGACGAAGCTGCTGTTATAAGATCTTTCAATAAAGCATTTGACCGTAACCCTACTGGAGAAGAACTTGCTAAATATGTCGGAGCAATGACTCCTGGTAAGGACAGTCATGGTGGCTTAACTATAGAACAACTTAATACTGTTCTCCCTGGAACTTCAGAAGGTAAGCTTAATAACTTATACAAAACTGTATTCGGCAGGCCTCTTGGGCAAGAAGGAGGTGTTTACTGGATGAACAATATTGAAACAGATATTGCAGGAGGAATGAGCAGAAAAGAAGCAGAAGAAAGGGCTTTCAGTAATATCATGAATGACAAGCAATCAGAATGGACGACTAAGCAAGGAGACAGAAATCCTTGGGATGAATATCAAAATGCTGCAACAACCTCAGGGAATACAACAACATCTGCAGATACATTATCTAGTACAACTACTAGCTCCAGTGCTGACGATACAGGCGGAACTGCGGCTGATACAAGTTTCTACGGAGTAGACGCAGCGACTTGGGAAGGCCTAAGTGGTGGTGCTCAGGCCAATTTAATTCGCCTAAGTAACAAGGAATCAGCAGGACAAAAGCATGCTTATGATCTTCAAAAACAAAAGGTAGCCAATATGGAGATGGCTCAGCTTGGTTACCATGCTGTCGATTCTCTCAGCTCTGGAGTTGTTGATAATCTCAATAAAGCACCAATGGATGCAGAAGCAATGTTCGAGAAATGGTCTAAGAAGATTAAAGAAGAAGCTAAAAACTTATAGACATGAAAACAATATTTCTATTATCTACTTCATTATTTCTAACTGGATGTAACATTTCTGGAGGTATGGGTGGAATTAATTGGAGCCCTCCTGGACAGCCAGATGAATATACATGCGAGACTGCTGGTAGTAATGCACAATCTTATTACGACACAGGAGAACATCCTAATTTGGCTGAATGTTTGTAAAGTTTTAGAAATTCATTAAACTTTGTATAGCATTCAAAAACAACATGGCTGACACTCCAACTGCTGATGTGGATCTAGACAATTCTCAATGGGTTGATTCTGTTTATCAAACTTACCTCGGTCGAGACCCTGAAGATGAAGGCAAAGCTTATTGGATTAAAGATATTGATGAGATGGTTGAGAATGGCGAAACCCTAGATATAGCAAGGAAAAGAGTCATAGGTAATATCAAGTTGAGTCCAGAATATAAATCAAAACACGCAATGTAACCTAGATAGTTGCACTTAGGTATTTATCACGGTATGGTCGATAAGCTAATGCTTCGACCATGCTTTGATTAACGAATCTCAACCATATACCGTATCCTGCGGGGAACGTCAATACCGTATTATTGAAGGTAAAAGAGTGTGGCTAGAAGAGCCTCCGAAGGATTATATTTGTACAAACGGAAAGACCTATGAAGAAAACTGTCGACATCACAGCGAAGTTAATTACAACTCATAGCTACCTTAACGAGGCGATTGATTACCTAAAAGGATGCGAAGATAGTCAAGAGATACTAAAATTGGCTCAATTAGCAGAACAAGCTGCTGATGAGTTGTTAGTTAGCTTTAGGAATGCCACGACCATCGCGACGTGAGTTAGGTAAAAAGATGTTTCCTGAGCTGACTAAGCCAGGAGGCAGCAAAGGAGATAAAGAAGCTTCTCTCAAGATCAACGTGATGGCTATCGAGTTAATTCTCGTTGACGCCATCAAAATGTACGATGAAGGTTTTGATAAGCATGGGCCAGGTGCATTATTTTATCCATTAACTAAACTCAAACCTCATCGAGAGAAAGAAGGTAAATACTACTTATCCTTAGACGATTTAAAAGCAGGTGCTGCTGAAACCGACGCAGCTGGTGATGAATTTAATAACGCTTTCTTATCGAGCTTAGTTGACACTGTCGTTCAATTCAATCCAGCTAAAGCAGCCTTAGTCGTCCTCGTAGATAAAACTGGTATGAGTACAAAAATAATAGAGCGAGAATATCCCGCTAAACAAGCACAAGCAATCCTAGAGGAGATGTCTAAATAATGAATAAAGATCAAGAAAACGCAAGAACATCTATGCCGATGTATGACTTACTCGATGCCTGTTGTGCATTACATGGAGGGCTTGAGTTAGATAAATATGAAGATAAAAACTATGCTCTCAAACATGCATTGAATCGATTCTTCGGTTACCTCACGCCAGAGGCAAAAGTAGAATTCAATGCTTGGGTCGACAGGAAAGGTTGGCGTAAAAAAGAAAGAATCATATTGCCGTAAATGAGTAGAAGACCTGATCGGTGCGACCTCGCTCCACCTCAACCTGTTGTATTAGCTGCACGTAGTGTGTTGGGTTCTATTGATTTAGACCCATATAGCACTAAAGATATTAATCGCATGGTGATGGCGAGTAAGTTTTTCGACCGCAACGATGGGGAAGATGCATTATTTAAAAGTACTTCTCAGAGTTGGGAGTGTATTGGGAAAGGCAGAGTCTTTGTAGCACCACCCGCTGGACTAGCTCCGAGTAGAAAACTATTCAATAAAACACTAAGAGAATATCGTGCTGGACACATTGACCAGGCTGTTTTGTGGGTTGGTTATAACGAAACAATTATTAAGTGTCCTTGGTTATGGGACTTCCCTTGTTGCATACCTTTCAAGAGGTTACGCCCATCATGGTGGGACGACGAACTAGAAGTTTTCAGATCTGTTTCCCCATCTGATTGGTCTGCTGTCTTTTATCTTCCGCCGCCAAATCCAGGATCATTATTCCAATCAATGCTGGCTAGGTTTCATGCTTCTTTTAGTCATCTAGGACGCATCGTCTTCAACGAATTAAGTGGAGAAGGAGACTGGGAACGCGCTTACAAATCAAACGAAAAACAAGCGTATAACTACAGAGACTAATGCATAATCCTTACGCCAGATTTAAAGAAGAAGAATTTCAGATTCCTGCTGGTGAATGGTGGTTAACTTGTCGATCTATTGTTTACGATTCATGGCTGTTTTGGTCTGATGCTTTGCCTGAAGAATTAGAATTGAGGGAAAAATTAGATGAGACAACTTTCGATAACATTACAGCTCTTGCCCGACGTCTTCATTCTTTTCATGTATCTCTTTCTGGATATAAACAATTAAACGAATCACCTTTCAAAGTTTCTAAATGGTGGGATCCTACAGATCCAGATCCTCAATGGAGTTCAGGACGTAGTTGCTTATTCACAATAGATAGCTTTGAATCTATTGAATTAGTGCAAAGCCTTCCTAAAAGAACTTCTAGACCAATACTTAAACTCAAGCCAGTATCTACTAATTTTGTTGAAGCATACTTACCTCCCACTCCCCCTGAAAAAGCTATAGATCAAAAGTCTCAAAACCAGAAGACTTCGGTGAAAACTCCTTCTTCATGTCATGCCCCATCTCGGCTGCGGAATCGTTAAAAATTTCTTCATCAGTTCTCATTTTCGTAGTTCTTTCTCTTAGAACATCTAATCCCCTGCCTCTGCTTTGTAAGCTCTTCCTACCTCCAGTACTCCCTCCATAAGACTGAGCGTCTGAGTTTGACTTTCTAGCACGAGCTAAATGCTTCCTAACTAAAGGTTCAACCTTTTTAGGATTATGTCTATAAGGAGCTCCAGGATTTCCTCTCAAAGTATTGGAAATATTCAATTCATTTCCTATCCTAGGACGGATACTGAATACATATGAAGCCAAAGACTCGTTTTGAATTAACTCCTTGGGCAGCTATCGAAGAGATAACCGACGTTCTAACTTATGGTGCTGATAAGTATGAAGCTAATAATTGGTGCAGAGGAGCAGAGTGGGGTAGATATTTTGCAGCATTGTGTCGACATATCTTCGCTTGGTGGAGAGGAGAAGATAAAGATCCTGAGACAGGTTTTTCACATTTAGCACATGCAGGGTGTTGCCTTGTATTCTTAATGGAGTACCAGCGCAATGGTTGGGGAACCGATGATCGTAATACGAAGCCTGACGGTGAATCCTTCACAAAATATGATGGACGTAAAAACACCTAGTATGAATTTACAAAGACCAATGCTTTTGAATTATGAAGTGGAAGATCTTACTGGCAATATTTACTTTGTCAGCGGGACCAGCTATGGCCGATATCACGATGAGACATCAAGCCTCGGTACAACTAACCGTTGATGGGGCTAGCTCAACTGCGTCAAGAATCGGGTCTGCATATTCCGTAAGTGGCACAAATATTAAAGTCGGCACCGGTAATAGCGACGTTTTCGGTGGACTAACCGCCGGGTCTGTAACCGCCAGCCCAACACTTACAGCTGGTACATATGAAATTCATACAGCCGGAAATCAATTTAGTTTCGCAGAAAATTATTTACAAGGTGACCCTATAGCTACCTTAAATGCGGGGTCAACAGTGAGCACGACAACCGGTCAGGTACAGTCCATTCCGGCTTACGGAAGCACCACCACATTCTCCGGAGGTACAAAGGGAACCTTAGCAGGTGCTCTCAGTAGTTCTGCTGGTGGAACCATATCGACTTTAACCGCCGGAGCAGCCGGTACTACTGCGATTGGTCAAATTACAAATGAGCTAATAATCGGCAATTAAATGGAGGCATAATGGTATATGAGAAAAAATATACGTCATGTCCTATATGCGGTCACCGCAATATTCATACCTGCAAATGCCCTGGCCGTCCCGGTCGTGCCAAATTTTTCTCAGGGCCAACTAACGTCTCGAACCGAGAGTCGTGTAGTGACATCGGAGACGATAGTGTCTGAAGATTTCTCTACCGGTTGGGAGTATACGGTAAGTGGCCAAAATGTAAAACCTAGTAGCAACAATATCACTGCCCCTGCTGTAGATGCAGGGAGTATTACCGTTAACGGTATAACAACAACATGGAAAGGATTAGATCTGAACAACAAACCAACATGGTCAATCGTCGAACCAGGAGCTAACTTTATGTTTGCTGAAACATATTCTGGAGCCGGACTTAGGAATAGGACAACCGTGACGAGAACCGTGGAAGCCGATACAATTATAGAATCTACCTCAGTATTCAGCCAGTGATCAAGATCCCTGTTATACCAAGGCTTTTAGCGTTATCTCTACTATACACTACCTTACCTGTTAGAGCAAGTGATATTGGAGGTATATCGGCCACATCCAATCCGGTCGCTAATTCTTCCGGTCAAGCAACTGTGAATGCATACCAAGTTTTAAACGGAACTTATATGAATTCAACTTTTACGGGAGGCGTTAACTGTCAAAGCTCTACTCTCACCGTCACCCCGTATGCTGGGGCTACCTTTGGTCAACGTTTACCATTCGAGGAGACGTACCAAGAACCGGTATACGACCTGAGAGACTTAGATGGAGATACAGTGCCTGACAATCCGGGAGATATTCTATTTGAAAAAACAATACAAACATTACAGAAAGACAATTTAAATGTGACAGCAGGATTTACCGCTAGTTGGTCTAAGTCATTAGACAAGAAGATGGTTGATTTATGCAGAACTGCGGCTACGAATCAAATAGCCCTGCAACAAGCCTCGTTAAATATGAAGGTTTTAGACTATGAGATTTCTAGGCTTAAGCATTGCGGCAACCTAGCTAAAGAGGGGATCGTATGGGCTTCTAACAGCAAATACGCTGCTATATGTGCCGACGTAAACGTTATAAATCCTCCAGGGGTGTTACCAGATCATTCTCATTCCATACCTAAAGTGATCACTAAAGAACTTACTTCCGCAGATCCCGTTGAGACAATCGGCGTTCACGTACGGAAAGCACCTTGGGCTTCTTCCCCATAAGTTTTGGTAAAACCTTTTTGAGAACTTTCTTAACCAAAGGCTTGATAATTTTCAATAGATAATCTGATAAAGGTTTAATCAGAACACTAGATGTCACCGCCGTGGCTGCAATAGCACCTGTGCTGAGTATGAGGGGTGGTGGTGGTAGATAAGTATTCACAGTTTCTAAAACAGCCACCTCTGTCCATAAGGTGATACATTCTCCTTCCTCATTACGTTCATAACCCTTGACACGAGCTCTACCAAATTTCCCCTTACTTCCAATACTGGGATCGTCTGGACGAGGACATGGCTCTTCTTCCGTCTCTACATTCTTTGGAATATCTCCTGTAAAATTATCGGTAGAAAAAGCAGAAGAATCTTGATTGGTCTCACCACTTTCACTATTTTCTTGGTCATTATTTTGATCGCCTCCTACTCCCGTGTTAGGTAAATCAGGTCCTTTCTTTTGGACAAAGACCATCCCTTCTTGGCTGTAGTCCAATGTCTGGAACGAAGGCATCCCCACGTCTGTACACAGCAGAAGATTTCCTTCTGGATCGTCTTCTAATGCTTTCTTATTCCATTCTTGTCGAGCCTCTACGCAGCCAGGCATCTCAATAAGAGGCCAACCCATATCAGCCGTTACGGGCAAATATAAAGGAAGACTCTGAGGTGGATCCACAGCCCACACCTTGACAGTGGGGACTGATAAATCTCTGATAACAATATCTCTAACGCCTGGACTATAAACGTTCGGGATTTTGATTGTCCCCATGATCTATTTGTTCTTGACGTAAACGCCTTTCAGGAGGGATGTCACCCAATTCGATAATCTCATCCGCTTGGCCTGCTCGTACACGTAAAGCATAGTATGAACCATCTAGTCGTTTATAGATGAATTCATGTTCTCCTACATCAATGACATCAAGAGTCACAAGCGTAGCAATCATGTTGATACGTTCAGTCTAAAGTTTTGGTGCTACAGGACCTGTCATATCGGGGAATGTGATTGCATCTAATGTTGCATTGCCTATATCAGGCACTGCTTTCATCATTTGCCCATCGATATCAGGAGTAATCAGCTCCATTAAGCGAGACTTCACTGCTTCTTTCGCTGCGTCACTTCTGACATAAAAAATACCAGCCACCACACCGACGGCAAGACTGCCAGAAAGTGCGAGGCTGGTAACAGCGAAGATATTAAATATCTTCTGGTTCATGGGGACTAGAACTTGTACTTAAGACCTAGTTTACCGCCTGTTGAGAAATCTTCCTTATCTTCGCCAGTTAAAGCAGATAGTTCACCGTAAACGCCTACAGATTCGGAGATAGCGTATCCACCACCAGCTTTACCTGAAAGACGAACTTCTCCATCAACGTCAGCAACCTTAACGTAAGCAGGACCACCTTGTGCATAGTAGTTCCAAGCTCCGTTCTCGCCTTCTACACCGAAATGGATATCAGTAACAGCAGCAACAAATTCTTTGTCTAACCAGCCAGCGTTAGTTTCAACGTTGACATAAGGACCAGCTAATACAGCTGGAGAAATAGCTATAGAAGATGCTGCAGCTATAAGAGCAGACTTAATCATGAGTACTCAAGTGAGTAAAGAAACCTTTATATTAGTGCCTCTAATAGGTAGTTTTACTCTGTTTGTGCCACTATTTCTTTTTGGTCTGTCTGATTTATAGTGCAAGGTTGATAATATTCCCCTTTCAAAGTCCTTGTTATGACTGATCCTAAGTCGTTTTCTACTTGTTGTGTTATGTCAGTACAATTACTGCACACAACACCGATAACTTCTTCCTTTACGTTGCCATTTTGATCGATTTTGAACTTAATTGTTGTTTCAGACATGAATAAATTGTCGGGTTTTAATCTTATAAGTAATTCACTGCTAAGACAACCCTCCTTCGCTTATCAGTAAGGGTTGAACTGTTGTGAAACTTTGAACCATCAAAGAAAACTGCTCTGTTTCTAGTACTTAAGATCTTTTCACTAGGCCTATCTTCGTGGTGGAACTCTGTATATCCATTGTTGGAATTTAGATATAGCAAAAAAGCATGATGAGAAAAATCAAAATCTACATGCTTGTCATGAACAATTTGCTTACCTTGATTTACATACAAGAGTAACCGAGCTCTCAATAATTGTTTCATGCCTAACAACTTAGACAATGGTTTCAACCTTGACCTAAGTGCTGGAAAGGGAGTTACAAAACCTTTTCCATCTTCGAAAATAGAATGTACAAAATAAAAGCCGTCTTGTTTTCCTTCCGACGCATTATGAGCTACACCTGAAGTGTAAGACCAAGGAAAATCTAACTCGCATAAAACAAGATGACATAAAGAAAAAAATATTTTATCCTCTAAAAAATTATCTACGACCTTTATCTTCATCTTAACCTTGAATTTCCTTTAACTTCTGCTGCAAAGCTGCTAGTTGTTGATTCATTTGTTGATCAACCTGAGCAGTTTGAGCCGCTGCTCTTTGTAGATTCTGTTGTCTGCTTAACACGGCATCTTCGAATGACACATTAGAAGGAACAGGAGGGGGCATCATGGCTGCTTTCTGCTTTTCTGCTTCTATTTTTGCTACTTGAAGAAAAGCACTTTGAACTTCTTCTCGAGTAATCATTGTTGAAACAGTCTGTTCTAATGCTGCTATACGACTAGCATCTTTACCTTTAGCTCCAGATAAACGGACGCTGATTGCTTGACCAGATGCTAAGCCGATAATTGCAGCAATAGCTCCAGTAATAACCGCTTCCATAAAGCTCTATACGTAGTTACTTGATTGTATATGATTAGTCTTCAGAATCAAGTACAATCTCGTCCATGTCTAGTTCCATCGTGGCATCTTCATATAAACCATTCACGTAAGTTGCTTTTTCCTCTGGAGTAGGGTTATATCCGAAAACCTTTTTAAAATCTTCTTCACTAGTTGGAACAAGAGCAGGAATTTTATCTTCTAGACGAAAAGTAAAACCTGCTTCATGACTAAGCTGCAAAAAGAACTGCTTCTGCCGATACAGATCCTCCGAGCACTCTAATAATGCTTCCATTAACTCTGCTCGCGAGAGCTCCTTCATCTCGATCCTGAGCCTTCTGAGGGCGTACTGTTGTTCGATAGTGAAATCCTCTTCCATTGTTACCTCCTATCGATTCAGGTTGAAGCCATGTTTCAATTCTGGCTGCTTTTGCAGGACAGTAGAAGACCTGCTCTTCGTACCAATGTTTCCAATAACGTATACTCCCCTTGTCCTTATTGCAACGTGTACAAGCAGGAACAAGGTTAGACCTTAAACTACTCCCTCCAAAAAATCTTGGCTTAACATGATCTAACGTCATTTCAGACGATCTATCATCTTTATCTGGCACTCTTCCACAATACGCGCAACAACCCCATTCATCTTTAATCGATTGTCGGAAATGCTTTTTAGCAGAACCGGGGGACAAGTCGATGAGGCCGTACATGTAAGCCTCCCATCGCTCGGGTGTCATACACCAATATCAATTAGTTCTACCTTAATTTCTCCTGAGAGGGATTAAGTTCGTAGATTTTGTAAAAGCTTTACAATAGGAGTTACGACATTACACTAGAATCGTGCCTTTCGGATCACAAGTTAGCAATCCTGGTTTAGGTGGGGCTATAGGAGCTGAAGCCTTTGGTGAGCAATACGCCAATATGAGAGATTTCTATAATTTGGGGGTTATTCCCAAAGGCATGCGATTTGCTATGGATAATAGTACTAATAATCCACAATTAGATCGTATAAAAGATATATTCCTAAAAGGAAAGGTCAACGAAAACGCAACGATTGATAGAAATACTGGAGGTCTAACAATTCATCCTGTAGGCAGTAAATGGAACGCGAGTGTAACCCCTGGTTTATTTGGTGGTGATACAACATATGAAGTCAATTACGATTCCAATCGTGGCGTAAAACCTATGCAGCCGGGATCAAGTCCAGAGGATGCCGTAACTAGAGCCCTACTCGAATACAAATATCCTTATTTGAAAGAAGGCGGAGCCGCAGCAGAACTAGATATTGCTCAACTCTTTGGAGACGATATTCGTTTTTAATTAGAGTAATACGCAGGAACTAAAGTACCTCTATCGTCATCATCGTCGTCATCATCATTTGGCTCTATTAAATAATAAAAAGTAATAAAAACAATAAAAGGTAAATAACAATAAAGAACAGCTAACTGAAAATCATTCATGATTTAGTTCAAAAATTTTCTTTTGTGTTTTTTTAGTTTTACGTAAAATTTTCTGTGCTTCTTCACGAGAAGTACAGTGCTCTGCTTTACGAGCAAGTTTAATTAATTTTAAACTATATTTAGATCGTTGATTAATACTTAACCTCGTAAATAGTTCGGTCATAATACTCCTCGAAGCCTCATATCTCTAAGCTCGTCCATTAAACTTTTTAATTTCCCCTGATCAATAGATCTGGTATTTTGAAGAGCAGGAATAGGTCCTTGTTCTACTGGTCCGTCTATAGTCCAGTCTTCGTAACCTACTACATTGTTAGCTAATAACTTCGGTGCAAGTGGTGCAGGTGCAGGCCAATCCTTGTCATAAGGATCTTTCGACCTGTCGTCAGCTGGGCTTTGGCCAGGTTTAACAGAAACTTGAGGTAAATCCTCGTAGTCACTCGGATCTATTCCCCATTTATCTATAAATTCTTGTGGAGTCATAACACCAGTTTTCACATAAGTAGCATCTAAAACACCAGCTTTATTCTTTGTTGTCGGTAGCTTTCCGCCTGATCCTCCACTCTGAATCTTATTGATCAAATCCCCTAATCCAGCGACTTCAATATCACCTGTTGTTGGATCCATGTAACTAGGAATTTCGCTCTTGCCGTATAACTGACCAATATCAGTTTCTGCAAGAGGAACAATCTTAGAATTATCTTCACTAGGTATATAAGGACCTGAACTGATTTCAACAGGGTCGTCCCATCTATGAAGATGATCTCTAATCCCAGGTATTATCTCTCTTATTTCTTCAGGACTTGAATAAGCATATCTATCTCTAGGATTTCGGAATTCATCCCAACCCAACATCTTCTCCTCTAAACCTGCCATCCTTACCATGATCTAGAGTCTCCCTGAAGATTTCATTTGAAGTTGGATGTATTGTTTCTGAGCTTCAATAGTAGATTCCTTATCGTATGCACGAGGAGTACCCCAAGCATCGATAATGCGACGTAACTCTTTACGCTTTTCTCTATCAGACTCAGACAGTAAGTCCATCTACCTATTGTAGTTGTTATTTATATAATGCCTCTTCTAGCAACGGTTTCAACCGATAGACAGGAGGATAGTGACGTAATAAAGCTCTAGCCTCTCGCCTTACTTCGCCAGGTACACGAGGAGATTCCTTGGTATCAGTAAGTCTTAGAAGAAAATCTCGTGTTGCCACAATAGAATTTAATTCCTGAGAAGGACTGCTAATTTGCACCTACAGTACGATTCAGTATGTCCCATACTTTAACTTCATCTTCTACTAAAGGTCTACCTAACTCTTCTGCACGTAACTTTGCAAGCCCTGTAAAGGTATGCCTTAAACCTATAGGGGCATGATCTCTATCAAAATGATCATATAAAAAATTCATATAATCAGCACGATTTTGGTTCTCTCGAACCCATTCTTTCGTACCAAAGATCGCTTGGTCAGACATAAGACTATTAATACAGCCTTATTAGCTTACCGATTCCTACTGCTTAGTCCAGTATTCTGCATCAGTTAATGCTTTCCCTGTGCCGTCTTTCTGGCAGATATACTCATCTGTGCCATCAGAGACCCATTCTCCAAAAATATAAGCTTTTGAAGCACTGTAAGTCTGAAGTGTTCCTCCACCTTGACTTGGAGCATCTGGTAATTCGTAACTTGTATCGAAGTTACCCTCACTATCTACAGCTATCTCGGGGGCTTCCCTGAGTTCTAATCTATATGCTTCGAAGTGTGTGTCAGAGATACTCTCTAACCCTTTTCTAGGGTTGTCTGGTAGCATCCAAGCGTCAGACTCCGTAAG